CAAATATATAAATGTCCTGATTTTGACTCAGAGGATCCTTCTGATATAGTTAAAGAAGCTAATGCTATATTAGCTAATTATAACCTAACTCAAAATATATTCACACGTCAAACAGGTAATGGTCCTCTAGAAGAATCTGAAGTTAAAGCAGAAGGTGTGTCAGTTCGTAAAAGATACAATTCTAAAGGAATGTCTCCTTGGAAAGATCCTTTTCCTGATGTTACAGCTTTACTTTATCAAGAAGGTTGTTCAATTCAATTTGGTGGTGCTATTTCAACAAATGCTTTGGTGCGTGCCTAATGGGAATGCGTGAAGAGATTCAAACAGAAGTAGGATTAGCTTTTGATACAGATTTAGTAGATGCCGCTGTTGCTATTACTCTTACAAATAATCCTCGTGGTGGATATGATACTTCTTCAGGTGGTATTACCCCTCCAATAACTCCTGTAGAACCAATTGAATCAAGAGCTATATTTGCACAATATAGCGAATTAGAAATCTTTAATTCTTCTATAGAACCTAATGATTGCAAAATAGTTATTTTATGCAATGAAATTTCTGAACGTCCTCGTATAGGAAATATAATTACTCGTACCTCAGACGAACGCACTTTTAGAATTATCGCTGTAAGTACTGACCCTGCTGGTGTTGCTTACTCTTGTCAGTCAAGAGGTACTAAAGCATGATTAATATAAGTATACCAGTTGCTGGAGTAATCGATGAAATTATTTTAGCTGAGAGAACTCTAAAAGAGAAACTTTGCAGAACTATTTTCTCTGATTTAGTTGCCGCTACTCCTTCAGATACAGGTCGCGCACGAGCATCTTGGAATATGGATGATACTGGCTCAGAGAGCGAATTACCTCCTGGTAATTATGCATATCCACAAATGCCAAACGTTCCTAAATCTGATAATGTATTTATATACAACACTGCTGAATACATAGTTTTCTTAAACAATGGACACTCTCAACAGGCGCCTTCTATGTTCATAGAACTTGCCGTAGAAAATGCAGTAGGGAGGGTAAATGGACTTTGAAGATATACGTAAAACTTTGGAAGAATACTTCGAAGATAATTGGGTTGTCGATGTTAATGCAGATCCATTAGTTCCTATTACCCCAATTGCTTGGGATAATGTACTTTTTGATAATTCAGAAGAAGTAGATGAATGGGTAAGATTCAGTATTGTTTTTGCTACCTCTAGCAATATGACTTTAGGTGGTAACAGGACTAAAACTCCTGGATTTATTTCCGTTCAAGTATTTACTAAACCAGATACGGGAACGGGAGCTGCTGCAGTTTTGGCGGACAAGATAAAAGCTGTCCTCCAAAATAAAACTATAGGCAGAATTTTCACTTATGCTACTTCTGTTGAAGTAATCGGAGATGCTATCCGTAAAATCAACAAAATAGAATACGGTGAATATCAGTTAGTAGTAAAAACACGATTTGAAGCAACTTAACGGAGGACTCCATGTCACTTACTTCAACAAACTACACAAGTTTATCCTATATTGAGGAAGTCACCCCTGGTGTTACTCCTGTTAGTCCCGCTTTCCAGTTGTTACCGACAACGGGCGGATCTCCATCTGGTAATATCACTACAAAAGTATCTGAAGTACTACGTCGTGATCGTCAAATTGATGATCTTATCGTAGTAGATGCTGAAGTAGGTGGTGAAGTTAAATATGAACTTTCTTATGGTCCTTACAAACCAATTTTGAAAGCCCTTTTGCAAAGCACCCCAGTTGTACTGAACCTCACAGCAGCAACTTTAAGTGTATTATCTACAAATACTTATGGTTCAAGTGCAAATGCATTCATCTCAGCTGGTGTAAAAGTCGGTATGAATGTATTAGTATCTGGTTTTGCAAACCCTGCAAATAACGGATTTAAGAAAGTTACTGCAGTAACTGCAGGTGTAATGACTGTAACAGGTACATCATTAGTTATTGTTGCCGCAGGTCCAAGTATCACTATGAAATCAACTATGGTCCGTAATGGTGCAGAAACTCCAAAAACTTTTACCTTTATGAAATTTATTGAAGGTTTAGATGATCCTGCTTATTTCTATTATGCAGGTTGCATGATTTCAAAAATGAACTTTAAGTTTGAGACCGGTTCTATTTTGAACGGTTCTTTCGATATTGTAGGTCGTGAAGAAGAACCAACAATCACCGCAAAATCTGGTCAGACTTTAGTAGATGTTCCTTCATACGCATTGATGAATTCAGTTTCTTCAATTACACAAATTGATCTTGAAGGTTTGCCTGCTGATACTGAGTTCTCTACATTGAACTTGACTGTCAACAACAATATTAATCGTGCAAAAGCGATTGGTACACTTGGTGCAGTTGACATGACATCATTTACATTGAATGTCACAGCTGATATTACAATGTACTTTAATACACTGGATACTTATAACTTTTATAAGAATTCAGAATCATTTTACCTGGCTTTCACTTTGGTAGATGGAGATGGCAACATCCTTATCGTTACTATGCCAAAATGTAAGTTTGAAAAACTCGAATCTCCAATCGAGGGTAAAGACCACTTCCTGATGTTGAATGGAAGTTTAAGAGCGTTACGTGATGCAGTAACGAATTCAACAGTTCAATTTGAATTCTTTGATGCACCGTAATAAGTAGTTAACCTTTAATTAGGATATTGACCCATGACAGACTTAAAATCACTTAAAATAACTCCCGTAGACGCCCAGGCTGCCAGAGATGGCACCTGGACGAAATACAGAGGAGTTGACTTGAAGATAGCTCGTGCTGGTAATGAGAAATTTGCAAAGACTTTTATGCGTCTTTCTCGTCCTCATCGCAAAGATATACAACAAGATACCATTGACAACAAGATAGCTGCAGACATTATGTGTGAAGCTCTTGCTGATGGTATTTTAGTTGGTTGGAAGAATTTCGTCATTAATGATGAAGAAATTGAATTTAATAAAGAGAATGCATTCTCTTTATTAAAGAATGACGAAGACTGCCGTAAATTTGTTCAAGAATTCGCACAAGACTTGAATAATTTTATTGTTGCTGACAAAGAGAATACGGTAGCAAAGTCGTAAAAGCTATAATCTGGGTAGAAGATTATAGTGACAAAATACCATTCTTTGAGTCATTGAGAGAAAAAGGGAAGCCTAATCCTTTGGATGAGGCTCCCGCTTTCGATCTAGAGGAAAGATGGTTTATATCAGCTTATCGGAGATTAAATGAAAGTAAAATTCCAAGACAGGTTGCAGGATTTAATCCCATTCCTATTTCGGAGTTTGCTGCTTATTTCTCTCTTTTTGGTAGTTTGTATGAACTTGATATTACAATCGACATTATACAAGAAATTGACAAAGAGTTATATAAATATATGTCAAAAATTCACGAATCTAAAAGGAAAGCTGAAGAAAAGATTGACGAAGAACCTCAAAAAGGCAAATTTGGTCCACGAGGTTAATTTTTTATATAATCTATATTTATATAAAACAACAGTACCTGGTGTGCCTGGTTATCCCGGTTTGATAAAACCTTATATAGTTAATATATCTATATATTATAAAAAATTTATTCAAACCAGATTAAACCAGGCACATGATTCATTAGGAGCGTTAAATGCCTAATGTACCTATTAATATAACCATTAATGATGGTGGAGCTAAAGCACAGATAGATAAGATAGGAGCATCACTCTCCAATCTTGGTGCATCTGCTCAAAGTGGAGCTGCGGCAACTCGTGCAGCATTCATGAGCACATTTGCGTCTTTAGAACAACAAGCTCAAGCATTTAGATCTGCAGCAGGTAGCGGATTTAGTCAAGTCGCAGCTTCTGCAAATTCAGCTGCGTCTAGTGTTAAATCTAGTTTTGGATCTTCATTCACTTCATTAAAATCGCAAATTACTAGTACTCTTTCAGGAATTAGCACTCAAGCTAATTCTACATCAAATTCTATTAAGAATTCTTTTAACGGATTAGAATCAGGATTAGACGGAACTACAAAAGCAGTGAATCGGTTATTTACTGCTTTAGCAGGTGGAACTGCAATCACCGTTTTTGCTATGGCACTTAAAGGTTTAGTGACTTCTTCATATGAAGTTAGTAACGCATTGTTTGGAGCTCAGAATGCTTTAAGAGCTGTTACAGGAAGTTCTAAAGAAGCTGCTGATGGAATGAGTTTTGTAAAATCTGAAGCTTTACGCCTAGGATTAGATGTTACTAACTTAGCAACTGCATATTCAAAATTAACAGCATCAGCTGAAGGTTCAGGATTAGCCGGTAAACAAATTAGAGATGTTCTATCATCGGTATCTGAAACAGCAGCAGTTTTAGGATTAAATACGCAACAAGTTGAAGGAGCATTTTTAGCTCTTTCACAAATGATGTCAAAAGGTAAAGTACAAGCAGAAGAATTACGTGGTCAATTAGGCGAACATTTACCTGGAGCATTTAATATAGCTGCTAAAGCTATGGGTGTTACTACCGCAGAACTTGATAAAATGTTGAAGAAAGGTCAGATTACTGCGGCTGAATTATTAACAAATTTACCACAAGCTTTACGCAATGCTTATGGTGAAGGTTTACCTGCAGCATTACAAAGATCTTCAGTAGCTTTCGGCAGATTAAAGACTGAAGCTCAACTACTTGGTCAAGAAATTGGCGATGCTATGGAACCTGCAGGACAAGCTCTTGCAAGATTGGGTTCTGCATTAGTTGGATTATTCAGTGGTGGAGAAGCTAAGGCACAATTCAAATCTTTTGGTGAATTTGCTGCAGATGTTATTAACAATATAACTGTTGCAATCTTAAGTTTCAAATATGGATTAGTAATGACTTTAGGAGCTATTGATATTATTTGGTCAACATTTTGGTTTACTGCTAGAACTTCAGCTCTTGGAATGTTTGGTGCTCTTAAAGTAGGATTTACTGCTTTAGTTGGTCCTGTACAAGGTATTATGGCTGAATTAGAAGCTATATGGAATGGTACAGTTAACATATTTAAAGAAACTTGGGCAGGACTTATTAGTGTTGTTGCAGCAGGTGCAGACAAGATTGGACAAACTGATTTAGCTACGAATTTAAGAGCTTCTGCAGCAGAAATACGTAGTAATGTAGTTCCAGCATATGCAGAATTGAAAGAAAAGATTGCTCAAATTAAAGCACAGTCTGCAGAACGTGTAGAGAGTGCTTTAGCCGATTCTGTATCTGCTATTCATGAAAACGCTGTTGCATATGTTGATCACATAGCAGTTGTTAATAAAGCTATTGATTTAGCAAGAGAGGAACGTGATGCGAACATAGCAAATGTATTCTCTACTAAACAAGAAACTGCTGCTAAGAAAGAATTAATAGTTGTTAACAGAGAATTAGGTTATACTAAAAAACAACTTGCAGAATTTGAACGAGCTTATAAACAACTCCAAGAACAAAGTCTTGGAGTATTTATGGAAACTCGAACCGCTCAAGAAAAGTATTTAATGACTTTACAAGAATACGATACTTTATTACAAGCTGGTACAATTTCTCAAGATACTTATAATCGCGCAGTTGGTAATGCTAAAGGCGAGTTCGAGAAAGCTGCGAAAGCTTCTGGTGAAATGGCACTTACAGTAAATGACTTCTTAACTCAGGGATTAGAAGGAACTAAAGATGCTTTAGAGCAAGTATTCTTTGATCCGTTTCATGCAAATATAAAGAGTGTAGAAACTGCGTTCTTAAATTCTATGAAGAAGATGGCAGCAGAAACTTTAGCTAACAAAGCATTAGATTTTCTTAAAACAAGTTTAGGACTAGGTACTCCGGATCCTAAGAAACAGAATGGTCGTCCCATTGAAACTTCTGCTCAAGCAGGAGCTCCTGGTATTGGAAATAAGACTGGTATTAAAGCCGTCGATGCAGTTTTAGATGGCGCATTGCTTAGCGAAACATTTAAGAAAGCTACTTCAGCTTCTGCTCCTATATTAGGTAAAGGTATAACTGATGGTACTACTACTGCTAAGAAAACTCTTACTGAAACTGTTGTTGGTTGGGGTACTAATATAGCGGATACATTTAAGAGTGGTGCTAGTAGTGTATATTCTGAAATTACTGGCGCATTCTCTGAAGGTGGCGGAGGACTTTCTAAAATCTTCTCTGATAGTTTTGCTGGTTTAGGAAATATGCTTAGTTCTTTGATGTCTTCTATTAGTGGAGCCGGATCTTCTGGTGGAGCATCAGGTGGAAGTGGTTGGGCAGGAGTTGCAATGCAAGTAGCATCTCTATTCTCTGCTCAAGGTAATGTATTTCAAAACGGTAATGTTACGGCATTTGCCCAAGGTGGAGTCGTCACTAGTCCTACTAACTTTGCTATGACAGGTGGTAGAATGGGACTTATGGGAGAAGCTGGTCCAGAAGCAATTATGCCATTGAAACGCAATGCTAAAGGTGATTTAGGCATTGCTAATCACGATGGAGGCGGAGGTGGCACTATAACTATTAATTTAGGTATAGAAGAAGGAATCATATTAAAAACTATGGATTCTGCCGCTGGTGGTAAAGTTATTGTAAACCGTATCACTAAAGATGCTGGTTCAGTTAAAGGTGCATTAAGATGACAATTCCATATGAGACAGGTAATGCCACAGATCACCGTGATTTGAGAGCAAAACTTATTACGTTCATTACTACAAATGCTACTCTTACGGGTGCTGGACAGCAATGGACAGTACTTGCTTCAGATTCGGATCATGCAGTATTTAAAGGCACTGGACTTACAGGTACAGATGAGATTTATTGGGGACAGTATTATTACGAGCACGTAGGTAATGATATCTATAACTGGCGTATGTACGGTATGACTGGTTATAATTCTCTAACTCCTTATGTTCCAGCTTCTCATCCTAATGCTGGAGATTACGCAGGTATGGGATTGCGGAATAATACTATAAAATATTGGTTTATAGCCAATGGTCGCCGTATAATAGTAGTAACTAAGATTGATACACGATATTGCGCAATGTATATAGGTTTATATCTCCCTTATGTGCGTCCGTCTTTATTTCCTTATCCATATGTACTTGGTGGATGTAATAACAACAATACAAAGTATACTGATAATTCGAACAACAACAGTTTAGGTTGGATGCCTGTTGGTAGTGAAGCTAATATGTTTATGCTAGATGCTTCCTTATCTTGGAAAGGTATATATAGCCACCAAGATACTTATGCTGTATATCCTTGGAGATCAATAGTAGCGACAAGTCAAGTTCCATACTACGCTATTGATGGAACAACATATCCTTTATATCCTTGTATTTTAGGTAGTTCTGTAGATTCAGTAATGTATGGTGAATTAGATGGAGTTTTTTGGGTACCTGGTATAGGACAAGCCGCAGAAAGCATTATTACTATCGGTAGCGCACAGTATTTAGTGATACCGAATATATTCAGAAGTTCAATAAGTGAATGGTCTGCCATTCAAATAGCGGAGTAATATATGGCATATGAAACAGGTACAGCATCAGGTGTAAATAACTTACTAGATAAGTTAGCTACATTTATAGGTCTCAATATGCCAAGTTGGACTATAGATAAAAACGCAACTGCGACAACTTTTGGACAATCTGGAGGTTGGTGGTTAACTATACACAAAGGTAGCGTATATCAAACTCTGTTAGGTTATCATAATGGAACCATACACAGAGTAATTAACTATTTACATACAGGATATAGTGGAGCAGGTACTTCAGAATTACAATCTGGGAGACCGCAAAGCGACTCAAATAACTTATATAACTACTCGGCTATTTTCGCTTCTGACGCTGTAAATTCATACAAGTTTTTTAGCGATGGCGTAAATTACTGTCATTGTGTTGTTGAAGTAAGTACTAATATGTACGTACATTTTGGTTTCGGTCAAGCACAAGATCAAATAACTTCTAACACCGTAAAGGATTACTGTTATTCTATTTATTGGTCTGAACATTCTTCTATTAAACATGATCCTACCCACTACTATAACGCTAAATTAGGTCAAGGTACTCAAGAAAATTCTCCATATGATTCTGGCATACAAATGGCTTATAATAACGGATCTGTAACAAAGTTTTCTTGTGGAAGTTACAACTTTGGTACTCCAGGTTCTACTGCAATACGAGGTCTAAATTCATACTTGTTTACTGTTTTTGCTTATAAAACTTTGTTATATTCTGATGGTCATTTTGCAAATCATAATTCTTTTGTTCCAATGACTGTACATGCTATGCCAAACCTGTCTAATCCACAAGCTATAGCAACATTACCAGACATTGCAGCATGTAAATTGACATTTTATGACATAGCTCAAGAAGTTACAGTCGGTTCTGATACGTGGGTTGTATTTCCTTGGAGATCTAAGGATACTACTCAATACAGTCAAATGTTTGGATACGCATATAAGAAAATTCCATGAGTCAGATAATTCCTTCGCTAATTATACCTGAGGGTACAAATCCAAATGTATCCGTCAATATTCCTGTACGTGATTTTACAGATTTTTACACCCCATACTATTCTATACAGGGTAAAATAAAAGGAGGTGGAAGCAAAACTGATTATCAACCATTAGGTAACGTAGGTATAGCAGTTGATGGATATAAAGTAAAATCGTACAAAGACTTATTCTATTACAATATCACAGTTACTCCTACAGCAATTGATGTAGGTAATGTAGTTTCTAACACCATAAGATCTCTAAACATTTTCAATGCATATTTCGTAAATAAGACTTTAGCTTCTGCAAATATAGTTGGTGATTCTGGTCTTTCAATTGCTATAACTACTCCATATACGTTCGGTCCCCTTCAAGAAACTAATTTTGACCTTACAGCAAGTTCTGATGGCCCTGCTACTATTAATGCAGTCTTAGAATTAGATTTTACTAGCGAAATGGTTTTAGTTCCTATAACTGGTCTTCGCGTAGTTCCGTATTTATATCAACCCGTAGATGCTATAACAGAGAAGTTATCCTGGAAAACTAACGTACTTACGTCTTATAGTGGAAAAGAACAACGTGTACGTATACGCCCATTAGGACCAGAACAGCGTATTTCAATGATTTATAATGTAAGAGATTTAGAGCGGCAAAAATCTAATCTCCTTATATCTGCTTGGTTTCCTCAGACTTGGGGAATACCAGTTTGGTTTGAAGGTTCATGGTTAAAAGGAACTTCACTAAGTGTCGCCCAAGATACTATAGTTATTGATACGACTAAATCAGATTTTAGGGTGGGCGGATTAGTATTATTCATAGAAGATTCTACACATTTTGAAGTATCTCAAATTGAATCTATGACGTCATCTCAATTTGTGTTATCGTTCCCATTAACCAAGAATTTCACAAATCCATATGTAATACCAATGCGAGTAGGCATTATGGATAAAAGTCCTTCAAAAGATGTTTATCCTAATCAATCTAAATTGAATGTTATTAATACTACATTTGTTGTCAAAGATAATGTAAACATTACAACCGCCCAACCATATATTACCTTTAGAACCTTACCAGTTTTAGAAGAGGTTCAATTAAGACAGGATTCTATTAAAGATTCTTACGTTAACAATTTTGAAGTTAATAATCCTGCCACTGGGACAATATCTACTATTGTTAAATGGGATAAATCTAAATATACAAGACCTGTATCTTTTAGGTTCAAAACCTCTGAATTTTGGGCTTTTAGGAAATTCTTACATTATTGTAAAGGTCAACTATATCCATTCTTTTTACCTACGTATGAAGATGATCTAAACATTGTTACCACATTTGCTAATAACGCTACGTTAATAGTTATTAGTAATGTAGATTTCGTAAAATACGGACCTCAATCTATTTTTAGATACATTCGTTTAGAATTAAACAATGGTCAAGTTATATATTCGAAAATTACTAATCAAGGACCTAACGTCAATCCTTTATATGAAGAGTTAACTTTAGATAACGCTTTAGCTTTTGGACATTCAGTTAATCCTACAGATATAAAGAGATGTTCTCTTATGTGTGTAGCTAGGTTATCTTCAGATTCTGTTGATATCACGCATTCATCTTATGGATATTCAGACGTATCCTTAAATATATTAGGAATCGATTATGACGCTTAGTGTAATTGAAGCATCAGATTATGGTGGGTCTCCAATTGAGTTTTATAAATTCAGGTACGGAGCTCAGATATATTACCAAGTGAGTGCTACTGAAGAACAATTAGGTCCTTTAGGTGTTACTTATTCTCCAAGACAAATTACATGTAAAGAGACTAATAACTCTAGTGAAATAAACAAAAATCCTATTGATTTAATAGTGGATAAATCAAATGAAATTACATATATCTTTAGAACTGGGCAACCGGACGATGTACTTTTCTTATCTCGATATGTTCGTCACACTAATGATGTTGACAGCGAATTCTTATTGAATTGGCAAGGTCGCGTAAGCAATTGCCAATTTGAAGGTGATTATGCAAAACTTATTTGTGAACCAGTTTCTAATAGCGCCAAACGTTTAGGATTGCGTTCTAAGTACCAGAAATTGTGTAGGCATTCTCTCTATGATAATAGGTGTCAAGCATCAGAACTTAAAGAGAACATAACTATTAACGTAGTTAATCCTACAAGTATTTCAGTTTTAGGTATTACTCAAGCAGATGGATTCTATAATGG